AGCCGTTTTATGCTTTCAACGATAAAAGTATTGGCACACCCGCGAAAAACGCAAGTGTGCCAAAATTTGTGCAACCTGCACAAGAAAGAAGGATCTAAGTTTGTGCAAGGTGATGAAAGTTTAAAACGGCGTTTATACGGCGACTATTTGACGTTAAAATATAAGTTGGAAAGGGGGCGTTAAATATGGCAAACGTCAGATTTTACAAGGAATTGCGACTAAAAGAAAAAGCCGCAAATGAACGTATGCGACAATTAGAAAAAGCGGGTATTAAGTCGCCCGCGTATTTAGCCGCGCAGGCTAAATTGGAAGTGCTTGGAAAAACAACCAAAGGTGACCGCGGGCGCAGATTTTCCGAAACGGGAAAAGCAACTTATAACGAAATGGAGATACTAAACAAAATACTTGACGAGTTATTGTATGAACAAAAAACAAGCACAATCAAGGGCGCAAAGGAATACGAACGCGATGTGTGGGAAAGTGCAAATGAAAATAACAAACTTGCCGATGCGGGCATATCGCGCAAAGAATGGCTCGATTTTTGGGCATCAATGCCCGACAAAAAAGAGCGGTTATATGGCAGTAATCAGATAGTTGCCATCGTCCGCGCCTATTCAATGAAGAACGGCAAATTATCGGATAATGACAAAATGTCAATGCAGGAGATTGCGGACGAAATACAAGCAAGCAAGAACTTAAAAAGCGCATATAATCAACTAGGATTAACATATAAGGACGTGCAAAGCGCACGTATAAAGGTAAAATAAATGATTGATTCGTATGTCAAAACAAAGAACGGACGGCAGGCGATAAAAGCATACACAGTCGATGAAATGCAACTGCCAGTTGTTGCGTTCAAGGAAAAACAAAAGAATCACAAAATCACAAAGTACGCAGTCAAACATATATGTCTTGATACGGAAACAAGCCACATAACAAATACTTGTGCGTGGGTGTATCAATGGGCGGTCAAGTTTGGCGGGCTTTATGTTTACGGGCGCAAGCCGTCCGAAATAATCGATTTTATGCGCAAAGTTGCCGAACATTACAAGCTAAACGAAGAAAAGAAAATTGTGTTATATATCCACAATGCCGCGTATGACCTCGAATATATCAAATTATTTTTGCGTCAGTACGACCCCACGGCGGAATTTCTCGCCGTGGACGCGCACGCAATCATTCAATGCGATGTGTTAGGGTTCAAAATATTATGTTCTTATAAGTTAACAAATTTGTCACTTGCGGCGCTAGCTGACAACTACGCGGAAAACTATGCAAAGGCAGTTGGCGAGATTGACTATAATATATTGCGCTATCAAGACAGTGAACTGACCGAAAATGACTGGTTTTATATGTTTTCAGATGTTGCGGCGCAGGACGACGGCATAAAAGGCTATTTAAAAATGCAGGGGTACAAATACGCATATCAAGCGCCCATCACATCAACGGGGTTCGTTCGTGCTAATTGCAGGAAAGCCGCCAAAGCCGACGAACATTGGCGCGGCGAATTTAGCGCGTCGCGTCTTGACCTTGAACAATACAACCTATGCCGTCAATGCTTTATGGGCGGCGTCTGTATCGCGTCTTTTATGTATAGCGGGCAGACGGTACGAAGTGACAAGCTAAAACACAAAGATTTTACGTCATCATATCCCGCCCGCCAAGAACTCGATTATTTTCCCGACGGCGCGCCGTCGTGGTACGGGGAAGTTGAAACAATGCAGGAACTTGACGAACTTTGCGCCACGTACTGTTGCATATTCGTTCTTACACTTGAAAACGTACACATCAAAAAGGGCGTGACAGCGCCCTGCATACCGTCATCAAAGTGCATACATAAAGAAAATGAACTAAAATTAAACGGGAAAATTGTATATGCCGATACGCTCACAATGGTTGTCTGCGAACTGGATTGGAAATGGATACAGAAACAATATGATTTCGACACAATCGCAATCGATAAAATGCTTATATTTGAACGCGGCGAAATGCCCGATTGGCTCAAAAACGAAGTGTTTGAGTATTTCCAAAATAAATGCACATTAAAGGGGGTGAATGATTTGTTATACGCTAAAAGCAAAAACATGCTAAATAGCGTATACGGTTAGGCATGACCGCAACAGCAATAATCCGCGATTCATATAAGATGAATGATGACTATATACTGAAAAAGCAGCCGCAGGACGATGACGACAAGGAAAGCGCACTAAATAATTATTATCGTAGTTATAATAATTTCATGCCCTATCAGTATGCTATTTATACTACGGCGCACGCCCGTGACGCATTGTTTACCATGATTGAGTGTGTCGGATATGAAAATTTTCTATATTGTGATACTGATAGCGTGTTTTACATTGAAACGCCCGAAAACAAGATAAAAATGGACGCATACGCAGAACAATGCAGGCAACGTGCCATTGATAGTGGGGCGTATGTCGGCAATAAATATTTAGGTGAACCGACCGACGAACCGCCGTTGCGGGCTTTTAGGGCGATACATTCAAAATGTTACGCTATGGAAGAAATGAACAAACACGGCGAATATGAACTAAACGTTGTCATCGCAGGCATACCGAAAAAAGCAACAAAATGGATTGATGGAAAGCCAGTCGAAAAGACAAACGCCGAGGAACTCGGAACGATTGACAATCTCGCAGACGGGTTCGTGTTTGAGCACTGCGGGGGCACACGATGCGTGTATAATGACGAACGCGGCATCGAACACATCGAGATTAACGGACATATGACTGAACTTGCGACAAGTGCGGTCATTGAGAACATAACAAAAGAAATCAGCGATACAATGTACACGGCGGGTGAAGACTACACGCCACTGCACATTGTGCAGGATGCACAATAAAAGTGGATCAAATTTTGTGCATGTTCGACAATTAACGCCCAACGCGTGCGGTAGTATTATAAATGCAGGAACAAAATACACTTTCAAAATAAGGAGATAACAAAATGAAATTAAAGACTTTCGCAAAGGTAAACATAGCAACCAACACACGTTACACAGTATTTGACGGCGACGCATTTCTTGAGGACTTCACAGTCAACTATTTGGACGAACAAACAAAGTCCCGCAAAGCAATGCTTAAAAGAATCAGCTATGAAGAGCGCGGCGCAGTCGTTCAACACGTTGACGTTTACAAAGGACAGTTGGAAGTCACAATTCAAATGAAAGGGGCAACAAAATGAACGTTACAATTAATTCACTCACGCAGGCGGCGCATAACGAAATGATAGCCGCTTGCAGTAACAAAATTTTCGATGAAGTCAGCGGCTATAATAACGGCGTGTATGACGTAACACTTAATGAAAGTGCAACAATGAAAGTCTATGACGATGTGATATTTTTTGACCTTGGCGGCAATCTCACGTCAGTGCATCGGCAGGACTTCCACGAAATAACAATTTCATGAAAGGGGGCAAAATGGAACTTAAAATCAACGCGGCGTACAAAATGACATCGGGGGAGTGGCTAATCCCCCGTAGTCACCTATCAAGTGCAGGAAAGGGCGAACGTTTCGCAGTCGTTGAAATTCTCAAAGGCGGCGAAACATCGTACGAAAAAAGACACACGACAATGAACTGCAAGGAACTGCGCAAAGCGCTCGACCTTGCGAAAAATGAAAAAGTGGAGGTGATTTGAATGATTGAAATTAAAGTAACAGGCTTTGGCAAAGGCGCAATGGAAGTCAGCGCGCAGGGCGACATCAAAGGACGCAAGAACGCTATCGAGCAGATGTTTGCCGTTTTAACGGCACTTGATAAAATGGACAGCGAAGTATTAGTTGACGCATTTGAGTTATTTCTTGCACATAAAATGAAGGAGAAAGCGGACGATGACAAAAGCGAAAGTTAACGGAACAAGATGCACTATATTGGAGTATTTTTATTTCAACGGCTTTTTACTTTGCCGCGTGAAATATGACGCAGTGCCGCGTCCTCTTCCAGTGCTTGCGTCACTTATAGAGGTAGAATATGAGCAGATATGATATAATTACAACGTGCCCCATCTGCGGTGATTCGATAACATGGACGAACGGCAGTACAAACGCGGGCAAAGTTTATATCAAAACTAAACGCAAAGCGTTTTAGTGATACATGAATATTGCATACAAAATGAAAGGAGTGTACAAAATGGACACATCAAAAGCAAAGAAATCTAAAAAGGTAGAACAGCAGGAAAAGACATTCTGCGAGGTTCGCACAAAGGAAGTCAAGAACGTGCGCGTTGTTGACGGTAAGAACGGCGATTTGGTATTTTTCACGCTTGTTATCAACGGCGTGACAATTTACAATTGCAGGGTTGCAACAGGCAAGAACGGCGATTTTATTTCGTTCCCGCAGTACAAGGGAAACAACGGCGAGTATTATAACAATGTCTATGTTTCATTGTCTGATGAGGACAGCAAGGCGATTCTCGAGGACGTACAGAACGCAATAAACGGATAACTATCAACAAGGCACAGTCAAGGGCGGGCATTATTGCCCGCCTATTTTTTAAAGGGGTGATTATATGTATTTGGATATTTCAAGCAATCAAGGCGCTATCATGTGGCAGGACATACCGCAGGACGTCAACGGCATTATCCTGCGCGCAACGACCAAAAACAACAAACTTGATGTGCGCACTATGGAAAACTACAACGGCATACTAAAGAACATCAGCGCACAACTCGACGAACTTTCCGTTTATAAATTTTCGTATGCGTGGGATTATGTCAGCGCCCGCCTTGAATGTTACAAGTGTTTGCAGGCGCTCAAGGAAAAGGGAATACATTTCGACAGATTGTACCTTGATTTGGAAGGTCACGACGGCAGGGACTACACGACAGAACAGGCAAGCCATGTTATTATGGGATATATGCACGAAATGGCATTTAACGGCGTTTTTAGCAAGTTTGGACTGTATTACAATTACAACTACCTGAAGAACATTATCGACCCGATTTGGCGGCAAATTCCCACGTGGTTGGCACGTTATAACAGCACGATGGGCGACACTTTCGGCGCTAATATTGTTTTATGGCAGTACACAAGCACGGGGCACGTTTTAGGCATAAACGGAAACGTTGACATTTCAAAGGAGATAACATGAATATATACACGCCTGCGGGCTGGCTTGATGTTCCACATATTGAACAGATAGCAAACCGCAACAACATTGCATTTATAGTAATTATCGGTAAACGTCAGATTGGCAAGACGTACAACGTATTAAAACACATGCTTGATTCTGACAAGCGATTCATTTTATTGCGTGGCGTAAAGACCGAACTTGACATGCTAAAGCGCAATGTCAATTCGCCATTTGAAAAAATCGAAGGTTACAAGGGGCGCATTGTTTTTGAATCGGAAACGGAATACACCGCAAGCATTATGCGCCTTGACGAAAGTGAAGAAGGGGAAACAAAAACAAATATTGGCATGTGCGCCGCACTTTCATCAATCGGGCGCATACGTGGTTTTAATGGCGATATATACACTGATGTTGTCTATGATGAATTTATACCCGAAAGCCATTTGTTGAAAGTCAGACACGGCGACGATGCGTTTAATAACATGTACACGACCATTGCAGGAAACAGGGAACTGGAAGGACGCCCGCCCCTGCGCGTGTGGTTACTTGCAAACTCAAACAACCTCGACAATGACATTCTGAAGGCGCTAAACATCACGGAAGTTGTCGAGCGCATGAGTCTGCGCGGTGAAGAATCGCGCATCATAAAGGACAGGGGCATAATGATTATATTGCCCGATTCGGCAATCATAACCGAAAAGCGCAAACAGACGGCATTATATAGGGCAATCGGGGGCGACAGCAAGTTTTCACAGATGGCTTATGAGAACGCATTTGCATATAACGAATATACGGACGTAGGACAAAAACCGCTTGCGGAATACAAGCCGATTATTGCGTTTCCTGCCTGCATTGTACATTTGCATAAATCTGACAAAACGCTATATGTGACCTCATTTATGCGATGCCAAGCGCCGCATGTTTACACCGATGGCGACTATGGGCGCATGACATTTGCAAAAGATTTTCCCGAGATTCGGGCGGCATATATGCGCGGGCGCATAACATTCCAGTCAATGACGGTCAAAAATTACTTTTTAGACATTTTAGATATGTTGTAAGAATTGCACAAATGTGGCGGCGTGGATCTGGTACGATTCGCGCCGTTTTATTGTGCATATTGCACAAATAAAAATTATATATTACTATTTAAGTGACAACAGGGTAGTGCATACGCAACCGACGGAATCGGGGCACATGGGCGGCGGCTCAAAATACCTTGTTGTCACTTTTAAATTTAACCGACAACCGCGCCGCCGTACATATACCAATAAGGGGGTAAACATGGACATTGAAACAATTACCAAATTACTTGATGCAGGGTACACGAAAGCCGACATCGACAAATTGCAGGGCGCTGACGGCGCAGGCGGTGAAAGCGGCGAAAGCGCAGGAAAAGAAGAACCGCCAAAAGATGAAGGGCAGGCAGGCGCAGGCGCGGAAGATGCGGGCGCGGTAAAAGATGACGTTGCGGAAATGTTAAAGACTTTGACCGATACCGTGAACGGACTTACAACAACCGTCAAGGCATTGCAGGACGCCAACGCAAAAGGCGCAAAGACCGAAAGCCCGAAAGCAACCGACGAAATAAAAGCGGCTATGGATTCTTTTATAGCAAAGCTGTGAAGGGGGTGAAAAGATGGATTTTAACACCATTATGCAAGCCGTGTCCGCTGTGGGTTTTCCCATTGTCGCTTGCGGCGTTCTATTTTATCAGAACAGTAAGTTGACCGAAACAATCGGCGATTTAAAGAATACACTTACTGAAAACACAACCATTTTAAAAACACTTGTTGACGACAAAAAGGAGGAAAAGAAATGAGTGTAAACACAATGACATTTGAACAGTCTGCGGCATTTCTCACAGCACTTTATGAGGAAGCAACAGGACAGAAACCCGCTTTGCAGATTGCAAACACACAGGACTTCGTGTCCGTAGGAACTAGCCTTATACAGGGCAGTCTTGACCCCGTTGTGCAGGGTCTTGCGCAGTTGCTTGACAGAACAGTATTTGCAATGCGCGTGTACTCAAAGAAATTTGAAGATATTATCATGGACGAAAGACTTTGGGGCGCAGTAACACAGAAAGTCAATTATCTTGATAACCCTCTTGACGCAACAGACGACCGTCTGCCACTTACAGACGGCACATCAATTGACCCTTGGGAAATCAAGAAACAGAAGGTTTTCACTGAGTTCTTTTACGGAACAACCGTACATCAGGACTCAATTACCGTTTTCCGCGACCAGCTTAACAGCGCGTTAAGAAGTCCCGAAGAGTTCGGACGCTTTATTAGCGGCATGATGACAAACATCAGCAACAAACACAAACAGATTGAAGAGGAGCAGGCACGCGCTTGCCTTATTAACTTTATGACAGCAAAGGCAACCGCCGACGCGCCAAACGCAATCAACGTATTGCAGGAATACTATAACGAAACAGGAACAACCCTTACACCCGCAAACATGTTTGCGCCTGCAAACTATGTTGAGTTTACAAGATGGCTTGCCGCTTACATGCAGACACTTGTTGACAAGATGGCAGAACGTTCAATCAAGTTCCATATGAACGTGACAGGCAAGGAAATTATGAGATTTACTGACGGCGAGTTCCTGCGCAAGTACATTTCCGACAAGGTACTCAACAACATCACAGCCGTTGCGCAGTCTGTTACATACAACGCCGACAAGATTTCGAACATTGCAGACGGCGCAAACAAAGTCACATTCTGGCAGAACATTGACAACCCTTACAGCGTGCAGGCAACACCCGCATATCTCGATGTTACAACAGGCAACATCGTAAACGCGCAGTCAGCGGTGCAGGTTGATAATATCATTGGCATACTGTTTGACCGCGACGCACTCGGAATTGTAAAGCGTTCAACATGGAGCGGCGCAAGTCCGTTCAATCCTCGCGGCGGATATTACAACATTTATTGGCATTGGACTGAAACAATGTTCAATTCATTTACTGAAAACTTTGTTTTACTCTACGCCGACACAGTAACACCTTGATGACAGGGGGGTAACGTATGCAGATAACAGTTTATAGCGGTTTTTCAAAGCGCATAAACTCAACAAAGCAACCTACGGGCGGCGCGAATATCGACGTCGCCCTAAAGACCCCGTGTAGCGTTATGACGCCAACATTTCGTATTAGCGGCTTTGATTTGTCGTGGGATTATATTTCATGGGGTTCGCGGTATTACTACGTTGACGACATTACAGTTGAAACAAACGACATTGCATTATATCATTGCAAACTTGATACAATGGCAACGTTTCGAAGTGATATATTGTCATCAAGTCAGCTAGTAACAAGGAACGCCAACACCTATCAGCCCTATTTGACTGATACAAAATACCCTGCATTGAACAAGGCGACAATTGACCGGCAATTGATTTCAACATGGGATAGCGCCATAAATCACACGGGAACATATGTCATTGGAATTGTAAACGGCAAGGCGCACGGCGGCGTTTCTTATTATTCATTCGGCGCAGGCGGCACTAATTTCCGTTCGCTTATGACTGTATTGTTTGGCGGCAATTGGCTTGACCCCGACCCCGATTTATCGGTTGAGATTCAAAAAGAATTAATCAACCCGTTTCAATATATTGCGTCCTGCATGTGGTTTCCACTTTCAATTGCGGGCGATTATGACCCCGATGTTGAATTTGGCTATTGGAAAAGCGGCGTCGGTGCGGGGTTGATTTCCGAATCAAACAGGACTGTTGTTCTTGAAGCAACAGCAACTTTACCGCGACACCCACAGCAGACAACGCACGGCATTGGCATGAATGGAAGTCCATACACGCGCTATATGTTAGACTGTTGGTGTTTCGGTCAGATACCAATTGACCCCCTGCCATTTGTGGCAAACAACGCAATCGGTTTACGAATTGAAGTCGATGTATTTACAGGACAGGCAGTTCTTACAGTAACAAACGCAAACGGCGGACGCGTGGCAAAAGCAACAGGAAATTTCGGCGCGCCGATTCAATTAACGCAAGTAGTACAACCCGTACTCGCGCCCATCATGTCAGCAGTTGGCGCGGCGGGTTCAATAATTGCGGGCATGGTAACGGGAAACGTTGCAGGCGGTACAGTCGGCGCGATTTCGGGCGTTGGCGACGCAATCAAAAACGCAATGCCACAGATGCAGACGACAGGCGCAACAGGATCAAAAATCGCATTTTCATGGACACCGCAGATTACTGCGCAGTTTTATGAATTGCCAACACTTGCCCCGCAGAAAGTCGGGCGTCCTCTTATGGAACAACGCACATTGTCAACGCTGACAGGGTACACAGTTTGTGAAAATGTGGACTTGGAAACCAACGCAAGCCCCGACGAAAAAGCGGAAATCATAAGCTATATGTCAACGGGTTTCTTTATTGAGTAGGTGAGATATGGCGCAAATATTTTTTAATGTTTTTGGAAATGGTACATATTGGACGGACGCAAACCCGCCAATGGTTGACGGCGAATGGTTCACGGTTCGATTTATTCCCGACGGCGGCGCGGAATTGCTCGAAGTGCAGGCGTATGATTCACATGATTACGCCATAGCATTGCCGCCGATAGTTGACAATGAATTATCGATGCAATTCCGCACTAGTTGGGGAAATATGTACATGGACATATATTTTTCAGGGTCAACCCCGCCCGAACCGCCGACACCATCAAGCAATAAATTTTGGTTGATAATGGCTATGAAGAAAAACAATGAAAGGAGATTACACCCGTATGTACGGAATTGAAATTCCCACAGATTACGAAGGTTTAAATGCCTACAATTCAATGCGTAGCGTTGCGGGGCGCGTACAGAACGACCTAAACACAGCGTTTTATATGCGGGCATTATGGCAACGCGCAATAAGTGGCACAACGTTCAAATTGCCGAAATCGTGGCGCAGGGCAAAAAGATATTTTAAAAATGTTCTGTTTTCCCTTGGTTACATCGGCGTTATCGACACGCCGAAATATGGCGTTATTCCGCAAATTTGTTCGTTTAGCGGGTACGGTCTTTACTTGCAACCCGTCGAAATGATTGTAAATCAACCGTTGTGCGAGTTTAGGGGCACAATCGGAGAAACCTGCGAACTGATTCATTTATGTGGTGATTATCGCGGAATATGGGACATCGTAGAACATTACGCCATCAGATTGTCAATCGCTATAACGTCAGTTGATTGCGCGCTTATAAACGAACGTCTGTCAGTCCTTGCGGCGGGAAAGTCAAAGCAGGCGAGCGAAACGCTCAAATTTCTTTATGAGAAAATAAGCGCAGGCGAGCCGTTCGCGGTTTATGACAAGGCAATTAAAAGCGATTCAATTGACGGCAACGACGAACCAATCTGGACATTCTCGCAGGACGTAGCGAACCAGTATATAAGTGACAAGCTACTCGCCGACATCGACACAATTTTAATGCAGTTCGATAAAGAAATCGGAATTGCCGCAGTTGGCGAGAAAAAAGAACGCATGTTAACCGACGAAATCGCAATGCAGAATGAAGACGCTTGCGCCCGTTCGTCAACGTGGTTCGAAAATTTGTCAGATTCTTTCGACCTTGCCAACGAACTGTTTCCCGATTTGGGATTGTCATTTACAATGAAATATGGGGGTGAAGTCTATGAGTACAATTCAACGACTAACGCTGATAGGACTATATAATTATGACCCGACTTTGTTTGATTCGCTTGAACTACCTGCCGATTACGACAAACAGACGTTTATTGATTCATTGCTAATCGAACACGGTGAAAAGTGCATATTGTATAGCAACCCCGATTTTATGAAGTATTCAATCGGGGCATGGGGGCGCAAATGGGCGCTTGAACTTGAACGCATAGCGCAGGCGCTGAAAGCCGAATATGACCCCATTTACAACTATGACCGTTTTGAAGAATATACAGACACGGAAGGCAGGACACTGAACAGTAAAACAAACAGCGGACACACCGCGAAGGACACACCGGACTATTCGGACACGCAGACAAATAATAACACCGATAAAACAACAAACGCGTTTGATGTCACCACCGAACAGAACACGAACGGAAACGTTGAACATCAGACAAGCGCTTACAATTCGTCATCATACGAACCCGAATGGAAGGAAATTCGAAACGACGGCAAAACAACCGTGTCAAATGACGGTACAATAACAGACTTGCACACGGGCACGATTAAACACGATATAAGCGGCACCACGCAGGACTTGACAGAAAGCGCTAACAGCACAACGGACGACAAAGAAGATAGAGAACTTAAACACACGGCGCATTTATATGGCAATGTCGGCGTAACAACGTCTGCCCAAATGGTAACAGAAGTATTACAACAGCGTTTTAAGTACAATTTATATGGCACAGCCGCAAAACTATTTGCAAATGAATTACTGATTGGAATTTATTAAGGGGGTGTATACATGTTCAATCAATATCCATATATCAATTTAAACGACTTTAATCTTGATTATATTTTGAAGGCAATTAAAGACATGCGATACGAAGTCACAAACTTTGTATCAATCAACGCCATCAAATACGCTGACCCGATACAATGGAATATCACAAGACAGTATGAAAAGAACACAATCGTCATTGACCCCGTAACAGGCACGGCATATATTAGCGTTGCGCCCGTTCCTGCGGGCGTTGCACTTACACGCCCCGAATATTGGACAGTTGTATTTGATTTGCAGTCATTTGTCACAAAGGCAAATCAGAATTTAGCAAATAACTATGAGGAACAGACGACCACAACCGCCACAATGAACACAACCGCGGGCAGTTGGGTTATTTGGGGCGACGTTCTTTATAAAGCGCTTGTAAACATCACAGCGGGTGACGCTTACGTTGTAGGGTCAAACATTCAGCGCATTGTAATCGAGGACGTTATAAAAACCATTATGCAGAACATTGCCGACGAGGTGCAGGCAAGACAGGGCGCTGACACGGCATTGCAGGACGCAATCGACGACGAAGTGCGGGCAAGACAGGGCGCTGACACGGCATTGCAGGACGCAATCGACGACGAAGTGCAGGCAATTAACGATAAAATAGGCGATTTAAACGACCTTACAACAACCGATAAAGATAGCGTTGTTGATGCTATTAATGAAGTCGTGCAGATGATTTCAGACGTTCCGTTGTATTATACAACGCCCGAACATTTTGGCGCTGTCGGTGATGGTGTAAATGACGATACTACGGCATTGCAGGCAGCATTTGACAGCGGACTTGATGTAATCTTTACATCGGGCAAAAACTATCTTACAACTGCCACATTGACAGTTCCAACGAATTGTAAGTTATACGGCAATAACGCCAAAATCACAGCGGGCGCAGATATGACATCAGTCATTGAAGCCGCATTTGTAAGCGACTTGGAAGTTGACGGCAATTTGCACAACATTCAATACGGCATATATACGTCAGATACTAGCTTGAACGCACGAATTTATAATTGTACGGTGCATGGTTTAAGACATTCAACATTAGATGTTTTTGGAATTTTAAATGTTGATGTTGTCAATAAAAATACCGTGTATATCGTTGACAGTTGTACGGTATACGATTTGTATTCAACTGATAATGGCGTTGTAGCAGACCCGCAGGGAAGTGCAACGGGTATTGGTTCGTATTCCGTAACAAAATGTTATATTGTAAATAATACCGTTTACGATATTAAATCAGTCGATGATGGCTATGGAATTTATGCGCTGGCATACCAAGGTTGGCAGAATCTGACATATATTGGCAATAATATGCTGCATGATATTGCAAATACTGCAATCAAAATACAGGTTGCCAACGCAATCATCGAAAATAACCAAATCACAAAAAATAGCACTACTATTACCAATGACATGGTATATTGCATAAGAGTTTACGGCAGTAACGTTAGAATATGCAATAATACATTCTTAAATAGTGGCACTAATAGTTTGTATATTCTCATCGATGGCGCGGCGGACGCAAAAATTATCAATAACGTATTTGACATTGATAATGGAACACTTGCAATCAGAAGCACAGGCGTTAAAACGGTTATAAGTGGCTGTCTATTTAAAACAACAGGAACGTCCGCCACTTATCTGATTTCATTGGAAAATGATACGGGAATGATTGAGGGCAATACAATATACTGCGCCTATACTAACGTAATTTCAGTGGTAGGGCGTGGGCATAGAATTGCTAATAATTCAATATTAGATGGTGTTGGATTTTCAATTGAAGCATCTTATCCGTCAGACCTTGTTATTATAGACAATGAAATTTCGGGTGTAATTGCATTTCCACAAAAATGCACAAATTCCTTGATACGTAATAACCGTGCATTAACAATATCATTTGTGAGCGGGTGTGACACATCAATCATTAACGATAACATACTAACTGCAACGGGAACTGCACTTTCATTAGCGGGCGCGAAAGGGTGTACATTATGCAATAATATTACCGAAAATGCGACAACAGCCATTGCAATTACATATAGTTCACAATGTATCGTCAAAAATAACATAATCAATGCGGGGGCTGTCATTGATAGCAGTAACACAACCGACAGTATTATTGATGATAATATAACTTTAGCATCATAATGCACAAACTTAGATCCTTCTTTCTTGTGCAGGTTGCACAAATTTTGGCACACTTGCGTTTTTCGCGGGTGTGCCAATACTTTTATCGTTGAAAGCATAAAACGGCT